CTAAATTTTCCCGTTTAACATGTCAATCTGGTCATCGTTCATCCGCACGATCCATTTTGAATATACGGTGTAAACCATACGCGCATTTTTATGCCCCATCTGGCTGGCAATGAACGATGGATTTGCACCAGCTGATAGTAACCAGCAGGCATATGTATGCCGGGTGTGGTAGGGACTACGATACCTTACGCCTGATTTTCTCATGGCGCCCGGCCATGTCAGGTTTATCGTGCTCTGAGAATAATGCCTGCTCATTTCCCCTTCATCATGGTTGGGCACGAAGCAGAATCTCAGGCTTTGCTTTTCAATTTTCCCACGTTCGCGGTGGTAAAAGTCGATCTCTGCGGGCACCTTATTGCCAGTAAGCTCGAATTGCCTCGTTAACGCTTCCAGAGCCGGTTTTAGCAGCTTTACTGTCCTCACACCGGCGTTTGTCTTCGGTGGACCAAACTTCTTTGTGAGCGTCATTGTACGCTTAACATGGACCTCGCCATTTTTCAGATCGACATCCTCCCAGGCCAGACCGGTCAATTCACCATGGCGTAAGCCGGTATAGACGGCAAACGTCCAAAGGTTTAAATGCTGACCCTGCCAGTGCTTAGATAGCTCCTGAAATTCTTCTTTCAGCAATGGGTCTGGATCAAGTTCAGATGTCTTCAGACTCTTTATGTTCTCAAACGGCTTGTGCTGGATGTAGTTACTCTGGTGAGCGAAGCTGAGCATTCTGCATAATTGCCCCATGAAGGCGTTAACAGTTCTGACGGTGCGTTGCCCATCGGATCTGGCCTTAAATTCCCCTTCAAGTAATTTCTTCCTGTACAACAACATATCGTTTAGCTGAATTTCTTCAAGAGAAGTGCTTTCTCCGATAATTTTCGTGAAGAGAGTACTGACCGAGCGAGTAATCATCATCGTTGCCGGGCTGATCTCCACCTCTTTCACTGCGTGATATGCATCGCACAGCTCTCCAAATGTTAAGACGCTCTTTACAGGCGTCGAGAACTTCTTCAGTGCTTTGCTCTCCGGAAAGCGCTCTTCGTATTTGAATGTACCCAGCTGAATTTCAGCACATATCAGCGCTCTCAGGTTGCCGGCTTTCTTGATGTTGGAATTGTTCACCACCCAACCCTGCAAAACTTCCCTGCAGCGAATATTCTTATACTTGAATGATATCCTCAGTTTACCGTTGTGGATTTCAACACCGGTAGGAAAGCCTGCCATTACGCGTCCTTAATGAAATGGTTTATTTTGGGGTAGTTGTACCAGGCAAGTCCTTTCTCAGACTCTGTTCTGCCATCGGCGGTAACGTATTTAAAATGGATGCCGTTGACCCATGATTTAAGACGGTAGCTCTTGATTTGCCCACTTGAGAGCCCAGTTCTTTCGGTGAGTTTTGCCTCAACAATCCACTCTTCGTTAAAAATTACCTGTGACATAGTTCACCTCAGGTAACCGGCATCAGTATAAAGATGCCGGTTAAAAATAATTGATATTCCGATATCAGGAGGCCTGACCGGGTAAGGAACGGAGCCGACGCATGCCCGTCATTGCTGTAGCCACATAGCTCGCCTTACGATTCACTACTTCAACCCAAACTTTCACACCCTCAACTTTTACGGTGTAGGTCTCTTTCATCTTGCTTCGCCCGTAGTCGCCGTAACGTTGCTGATGGGCGGTGAGCGCGATGTCACATGCCTTCCGAGCCAAAGGGGATTGCTTACTGCCTCGATTGATCAGTCGCATTTAGTCTCCTTAAGGGGAGGGCTGCCCCTCCCAGTCTCGTTAGGCCACGTATTCCGGTTTCATATCCGCCAGGGTGATGCTGAACAGATCATGCAGTTCTTCGCCCAGGTGACGCTTTGACGATGCCAGCACGCGTTCGGCTTCCGCGAACCGCTCGGCGGCATCCGGCTCATCGGGCTGGGGCAGGGAGTTGATCGCCGCCTCCACCTTGTTGCGAGCATCTACAAGGTAGTAACGCTTTACCGCTTTGTTCTTCAGTTCGGTGAACAGGGCAGAACCCAGCGTCGCTTTAGCCGTTTCGATGTCGGAGCGCAGTGCTTTAGCGCCATCAACATCCTGAGCAGCTTCAATGCGATCCCGAAACCCGTCGGCCATAGCATCAATGTTGACAGCCGATTCCTGCGCACTGTGGGTGGTTGTTACGGTGTCACTCTTCATGTCAGCCAGGCTAACGCGCTGTGGCGCCGGATTGATTTCTTTCTCAGTGCGCGGCTCCACCTCATCCGGGGTATACACGCCCAGAACAACTGCAGGGCAGTACAGGCGCGCCCAGTATTTGAGGGCCAGATAAGCGATCTGCTGTTTAGGATTCGATACCCACAGTGGGGAGTTGCGTGTAATCACGCTGGAAAGGAATACTGGTTCCCCCCAGGTAATTTCACTTTCGCCGCGAATGACTGCACCCACTCGAACCGAGAGGCCTTGTTCATCAGCGCTTTCCCATCCACGGACCGTCTCTTTCTTGTCGTAAGTCCCGCCGCCTTTAGCGGGCTTCTTAACGATTTCCTCGCGGCTACTGGTGCATTTCGACCAGTCGCCTTCGTACTCATAGTGAAAGCGGCCAACAATGGCGTTTGAGCTTGAGATCACAGCGTTAACCAGCTGCGCTTCGTAGCCCAGCACGCCGCCAACCAGGTGAGTCTTTTGGGCAACAGCGTAAGGATTCATACCCCACTGCATGGCCTGCATGACGATCGCCATACAGTCGGCAGGATTGCCACGCAGGTGCTCGGGAACCGTAACGGCAGACTGTGCCATTAACCCGGCAAACGCCTGGAGTTGCCCCAGCGCCTGAATGTTGAAGATGGCGTTACTGGCAGAGATAGTGTTTGGAGCCTGCTGCTCCGCAGTTACGATATTTGTGTTTTCCATCGTCATTCCCCTTATGCCTGAGTGCGCAGCGCTTCAAGGCGGCGCAGGTCGAAGTCGTTCAGTTCGTCGGTGTAATCGGCGGTAATTGGTGCTGGCCATTCGCCAGTGTCGAAGCCGGTAGCGATGGCGCGCATGGATTTGCGGTACTCCAACATGCCCAGCTCCAGCAGTTCTGGGGATGCCTCAATGATGGCGATCCAGTGGTAGTTCTCATCTTTGTTGACGAAAATCCAGAAGAACTGATCCAGCCCCGCGGTTTCGCAGTACATGGCCGCGCTCAGGTGGTAATCGCGCTCAATGATTTCACGGTGCAACTTGTTGCGCAGGCCATCCTGCTTAACGTTCCACATGCTGATAGTTTTCAGGTCTGCACCGATGCGCACGCCGTCCAGGTCGATTTCTAGGTCAGGGCGCACGCGTACTTCAAGCCCGGTCTCTTCATCAAAGCCGAAGTAGCTCACCTCAACGGCGCGGCTAGGGTGCTGGAGCAGCATCCCGGCGGTAGGGTGCGCCAGAAGGGCTGACTGGATGGCCAGCGCGGTTGCCAGTTGCTGGCGCGTAACCAGAATCTTGTCGCCCGGGTTGTCGCGCCAGGCGTCAAGCAGTTCGTCAGCAAACACAGCATCAGGATTGACTGACTTCACCGACTGGATCATGTCTGCTTTGGTTCCTGACACTTTCAGCGGTACCGGCTTCTGTGCTTCCTGCGCGACCAGGTCAGGGTTGATGATTGCGAGCTGCTCGAGCAGTGCGTCACGGCTGCCGCTGGTTTTCATCTGCGCGGGCAGGGTGGCGTTGTACTCTTTGATGCAGGCCTTCATTTTGGTCGCTGTAACTTTCTGGCCCTCTTCAACGCGCTGGAACTCGGCAGGCAGAGCCATATAGTTTTCGCCAGTTTGGGTCACGTCATCACCCAGCGGCACTTGCGCGGGCAGGGTGGCGTTGTGCTCTTCCAGCAGCGCCTTGATATCGTCGGCACTCAGTAGCGCTGGCAAGCTGGCGTTATGCGTGTCGATGAACTCGCGCAGGGTAGCCGCAGTGGTGAGTGCACCTTCAGGGATAACAGGTTCAACGCTGAACTCTGCATCAAGCAGCTCGGGCTGCAGCGCCAGCGCATGCACCAGGTTACCCATGTCCAGAACTTTGGACGGTAAGCGCGGGATGGTTTTAGCCACGTGGCGCGCATTGAAGTACATCAGGCTGACGCGAGCATCTTTCACCTGAGTGGAGCTGATCCCGTTCGCTGCGTGATAAACGTCATTCGGCAGGCCTTCATAGCGGCCTGGTTCGAAGTAAGCCGGATATTCCGGGGCCGGTTCCTGCGGCATCAGTTCGCCTTCCAGCGCTGCTGTCTCGGCTTGCGCTTGGGTGGCATTAGCCAGTTCCGGCGCGGCAGCGGCCAGCACCTCAGCCGGATTCAGGGCAACTGTTTGCGGATCAACTGCATCAACGCTTTCGCCTGGTGGTACCGCGTTACCAGCTTCTCCTTCCGCCGGGTTAGTCTCTTCCATCTGCACATCGCTGGTGGTCTCCTCCTTTAATGGTGAACGGTCATCTGTTTTTTGCTGCTGTTCGCCCATCAGGCCTTCGATGGAGAACACGCCGCCGCCGAGGCTGGCGACCTGTGGCTGGCTGCTGGCGGCCTGCTTTCCTTTAACCCACTTCGGATCCGCAGGGTCGCTGATACCCTCGACAAACTCGCCGCGAGCTGCGGCAAGCTGCCGACCGACAAATTGGCTATCAATTTCAGGTTCCGCTGTCGCAGGGGCGACTTCCGGTAGCGGCAACAGCTCTACAGCTGCATTAAACTCATCAGTCATCGTCCGGTTAACGAACTCCAGATGAACTACTGGCGTCAGGTGAACATTCTCCGGCGCGATGCGCACCAGATTGAAGATAGCCGCGCGGTTTACAGACAGAACACCAGGCTGATTGCGCAGGATTTTGCTCCACGATTTCCATGGTTCTTCTTTGTTGGCGACAATCTCCTTGGCGCGGCGGTAGATGCTGCCCGGGATTTCCAGGTGGTTGAAGTCCATAGGCAGCAGGGCGCAGGCGATCTCCAGATCGAGGCTATCCAGAGTGTGATGCGCGCCTTCACCACGGTCAGTGGCATATCCGCCGTCGGCATTCGTGCCAGCGTCAGTACGCTGAACCGTCTGGATGCGGTTACCTGCGGCCCATTCGCGCGTCAGGATCCCCCGGTCAATATGGCTGGTCACCATCCACAAATTCATGAACTGAATGAGCAGGCCCAGCTCAGGGCGACGGTCCTGCGGGAAGACTTCTTTAATGGCCTTCGTCAGTTTCCACAGGCCGTTCATGTCGTATTTTTTGAGGTCAGGGACATTGCCCGCAGCCAGCAGCAGGTTCTGGACATAGGCGTTGTCCATGTCCATTTCCAGCGCGGACAGTTTGGCCTGAGTTTCTTTGTTGATGTGGTAAACGTGGATATCTTCGGCGTTGAATTGCGCCAGCAGCTGCGTGCGGAACGGCATTGGCGCGATGGTGTAGGCGGAGTCAACGATGTGGCTCACGGTACCATCGTCGTCAGCAACACCTTCATCATCCAGCGCATCTTCCGACTGGGTTTTGACATTCCAGGTGCGCTGGTCTTCTGCCAGTTCGTAGCGATCGCACCAGGTTAAATCGATGGTGCTTTCTTCCGGCAGGTCATTGAATACCGGGTAATCGGTACGGACAGGTTTGGCGTAGTCCTTACCGCGACCAGTTTCGATGCCAGCCTCTTCCAGCTCAACATCGAGCGTCAGGGCGGCGCGCGCTTCGCTTTTCGCAGTGAACCAAATCACTGCATCTTGCTTACCGGACTTCTGAGTGGCCTTGACCACATAAAAGAATTCCATATGAGATCCTCATTTTTGGATGTTAGAATCCCCGGGCCAGATTAAGCGCCCATTGGGTGTGTTTTGGTTTTGGTAATATTTCCGGTGTAACTTTGGTCGGTGGCACCGGACGTGAATCCCGCCTCGCGCGGGGTTTTCGTTATGCTTCGTGGGCCATCTGGTCGTAAGAAGCGCAACGTTCAGAACAGTAATCACGTTGTTCGCGCGCCAGCTGCGAGCCGCGAATGAACAGCAATTCGTTTTTCACTTCCTTCCCTTGCTCGACCGGCTTACGGCAGTAAGCGCATTTATTCTCTTGCATGACTCCCCCCGTTAATGGCTCAGGCCATTCCCCATGCCATTCAGAAAAACTTCGACCAGCAGCTCTGTGGTGTAAGTGCGCTCAATTCCGCGGTGAAGGTAAAGGCGACCGCGTGCATTCGCTGATGCTGTCCAGGTTGAATCTTTGTGTTTGACGAGCATGCCTGGCAGAACTGCGCCGCGGTTGACCGTTTGAGTGCCATAGTGCTGATGAACCATAATGATTCCCTCTCGTTTGCCCTTGTCGCCAGGCTGGCGGAACGTTGCTTTAACCTGATGCGCGATAGTTCTCACCACTTTCGGCAACTTTTGCCTGAGCGGTTCGTAGTGCGTCTTGGTGATACTAGTAAATCACCACTTTACTAAATGGTCAAGTACTGAAGTGGTAAAAAGTACAGCATTGCTTTACTGGTGGGATTTGAAGTGTGAAATTGCGTGATTAAAGGCAAAAAAAATCCCGACGATAAGGTCGGGATCGGTGAGTTTGGGGTAGGGTGTTGGCTGCGGAACTGTGGGGGAAGGTCTACAAAACCGACTCGTTGGCTGAGTTAAAAATGATTATAGGCCTAAAAAGGGAAATCAATTTGTCTTTGAGGATTGATTATTTTTTTTACATTCACAACTTCATATGACGTCTTAATACCTTTATCAGCAAGATATTGAGTAATCTTTAAATCAACCAATAAAAGGTCTCCTTTTGCAAAAGCTACTGACTGTTCATCAATCGCTTTGAGGAATTTTTCGTCGCTAACCTCTGCTTGAAATGGACTTGCACCATCTGAAAAATTCCATTTATGTCCATCACGAAAAGAAATATCAAGTGGATGAAGGGCTCTTTCCGTAATAGATTCAGAGATTATAGTTTCTTCAGCGCTGTCAACTTTGAAAAATAATGCTTCGTCTTTAGTTACTTCAACAAAAGTATGACCATTGTCGATTGTGACAGCAAAGCTATCAATTCCATCTTTTTCCAAAGGTTTTGAAATGACATTTTCAAGGGATCTTCTAATCTTTTTATTTTTATAAAGTTCCAAAACTTGATTGTCAAAAACCTCACTTTCATCATCGATGAAAATTTCGGCGTTGCCATCAAATGTTGGCTCAATGCGCTTAATCTTTTTTGGACCTAACCATTTTATAAGTTGAATAAGACCTTTGTAGGACTGCTTGCTGGCTAAATAACCGAAACCTACCAAACTTATAATGTTGCAGGCTGCTGATGCATTAGTACCGGAAAAAGCACCAATTATTTGGCTAGAGATGGAGGTTGATTGAGCAATAAGGTCAACGCCAAAAGAACCCGCCTTGAAAGAAGCATTAACTTTTACAGATATGCGTTTATCTTTTCCATAGATTGTCTTACCTGCTTCTTCCAGGGCATCGGATAGCGACAAAAGCGCTGGCGCAAGGTCTCGCACATCCATCTCATGCGTGTCTAATGCCGGGCCATCGTAAACTATTCTGAACTTCATATCGTCATTTTCCATCAACGCCTATCCTGTGCATTACTATAAACCTGATCGCATATACAGTACATTTTATTAAGCCTTCGTTCAGATGCTTTTAATGCCTATTGCGACCAACGATATGCTGTTCAGAATGAATCATTCCCCTTGTGACCTGATCCGGCCCTTCATGTACTTCTCATACAGCTCGTCCAGCTCCTTCAGCCGAAGCGCGAAGATGCGGAGCATGTTCTGTTGCTCTTCCTCCGGCAACTGGCGGTAGAGCTCCAGCAGGCGCTGTTCGTCCGGCTTGAGCCCGTCTTTCTCGCCAACGTCCTCTCCAAGTAACCATGGCACCGATACGCCAGCTGCATCTGCAACAGCCAGGGCTGATTCTTTGCTTATCTTACCGGTTCGAAACCATCCGGTTACCGCTTGCTTACTGACGTTGGCAACCTTGGCCATCTCGGTTTTTGAGAAGCCTTTGCCATTCAATTCAGTCAGCCTGGAAATAAGGCTCTGGTTAGGATCTTTTTTATTCATGTATGGATTGTAAACAATAGCTTTACCAGTTGGTAGGCAGGCGTGTATTGACTCAATGGTAAATTGGTGCTTTACTTTGTTCACTTAAGGAGGTCCTATGACTGGTATTGAAAATGCAATTCTCCGATCTGGCTCGGCCAGTGCGCTTGGCGCTTTGATCGGCGTTTCAAAAATGGCCGTTTCTCTGTGGCGCCGCAATGGCATTCCTGCGGAGAGAGTACTGCCCATTTTTACGGCTACTGGCGTAACTCCGCACGAGCTGCGCCCTGATCTCTACCCGAACCCCACTGATGGTTTACCAAAGTAGGAGCACTAACAATGCAAACACTTTCTTTTCAACAGAATAACAGGGCTCTGACAGAGCGCCTGACATTCCAGTGTCACCAGCCAGAAGCCACAACTGACCAAGTCGATCACCGTGCTATCTGCTCTGCAGTACGCGCCTGGTCGGCGACAGAGGGGCGGATGGTTGTTGCCTTGGTCATCAAGGAAGCTGCTGAGCAGATGGACTTATCCGACATCGACATGTCCGTTAACGCGGACGTGTGGAACGTGAAGCTGTTCCGCTGGCTGGACAATAAGGAGATGTCACCAGTTTACCAGGCGAACGTCGAGCAGCTTGCGCCAGCGATCATCTCCGTCCTGCCACTTGCGTATCGAGACCGCGTAATTAAGCACGATCACGTCGCGCTGCGAGTAGCTCGTTCGGTGAAAGAGGATGCCGATGCCATTCAGGCCGTCGTGATGAAAGCGCCCAAGCACGAACGGCTTAGGGAGATTAGCGAAAGCATTGTGGCGAAGCTTCATCTGGACGGGCCGGACTCAGTGGCACCACTGATGGCGATGGTTACAACAATGTTGGGGGGTATATGACAGGTTTAAAAATGGGGAAAGCCGCGGTGCCAGAACACCAACGGCTTTCAAGTGCAAAAACTGTGCGTCATTGCGGAAAACACTATGCCAAATACCGCTGAAATATACAAGTTCCCCACGCAACAGGGGAAACAGGAGAGCCGCATGGCTGAGCTGGAGAATGGCTATTTGCGTTTAGCCAACCAGATTCAGGATGCCCTGTGTATCGTCGAGCTATCAGGCCGTGAATTCCGGGTGCTGAACGCTATCGTTCGTCTGACCTATGGCTGGTCTAAAAAATCAGATCGCATTGCCAACAGTCTCATTGCAGACAAAACGACGTTGAAGGTTAAGCACGTATCCGAAGCGGTGCTGAGCCTCGCCTATCGGAATATCATCATTCTGCGCCGAATTGGGCAAACCAGATACATTGGGATTAATACCAGCCTGGATAAGTGGGCTTATACGAAGCCAAATTGTATGAAGTGTCCAGCGGCGTATCCGGCTGCTGAAGCTGTTACATGGGTTATCACAATCCCTGAAGTCAGTCTTTGCAATCCCCAGAAACAGGGATGGTTATCCCTGAAAACAGGGACGGCTATCCCTGAAAACGGGGATGATGAAAATACCCCTCAAACCATCCCTGAAAATGGGGATAGTTATCCCCGAAAACAGGGAAAGGTATCCCCGAAAACAGGGAACACCAAAGACATTCTTTCAAAGACAAATATAAAAGATCTAACCCCCTATAGTCCCCCAGGGGGGAAAGTGAAGTTTGACCCGCTTAGCATGCCAATTCCTGAATGGCTGAATGCTGAATCCTGGAATGAGTGGGTCGCTTATCGCCGCCAGGCTGGTAAGCCCATCAAAACCGAAATGACCGTGACCAAGGCATTCAACCTACTGAAAGAGTGTCTGGACGAAGGGCATGATCCGGTATCCGTTATCAACGCGAGCATTGCCAATGGTTACCAGGGGCTTTTCAAGCCGAAATTTGGACTCAGCAGCCGCCAGGCAGTCCGGGATGTAAATCAGATATCCCGTCCTGACACCAAAATCCCGACAGGCTTCAGGGGGGCAGAATGAAAAACGTCATCGGCACAGGCGCGCTAGAGCGCCTGAAGAGAATTATCCCGTCCAGTGTGCAGCCAAAGTTTACCAGCGTTGAAGAGTGGCAGGCATGGCAGGAAACCGAAGGGCGCAAGCGCTCCGGGGAAATCGACAAACTGAACCAGCGTGCCAGATCAGAAAAGATTTTTGGCCGCGCCGGGATTCAAGCACTGCACCGCAGCTGCTCCTTCGCAAACTACGAAGTGTCAGGGCCGGATCAGCGCCAGGCATACAGCATGGCGAAAAGCTACGCGCAGAACTTCGGCGGCGGCAGCTTCGCAAGCTTCGTCTTCAGTGGCGCTCCGGGAACCGGTAAGAACCACCTTGCCGCGGCAATTGGCAATCATTTGCTTGCTGCTGGCCACTCCGTTCTGGTGGTGACCATTCCTGACCTGATGCTCCGTGTTCGCGAGTGCTACGACGACGGGCAGTCCGAATCGTCACTGCTAAACGACCTGTGTAGCGTGGATCTCCTGGTGCTGGATGAGGTCGGTATTCAGCGTGGCTCGAGCGGCGAGAAGGTAATCATCAATCAGGTCATCGACCGCCGTCTGTCCTCGATGCGCCCGGTCGGCATCCTGACCAACCTGAACCACGGTGAACTGGTGACCACTCTGGGGGCTCGCGTTATGGACCGTCTTCAGATGGATAGTGGGATCTGGGTGAATTTCGGATGGTCGAGCTACCGCAAAAACGTCTCGCATATGCGCTCTGTCAAATAATTTTCGGAAGGAAAAACTATGGAAACCGTAATTCAAGCACTGGAAAAAATGGGCAGGGCTACATATCGCGAAGTAGCAGCCCGTCTGGATATCGAGCCTGTCGAAGCTCTGAACATGTTGCGTGAACAGCGCGAGCAGGGGTTGTGTGATTTTTCTGACGGTGGTTGGTTCGTAGGCAAGCTGAAGGGCCAGGCGCAAGTAGCCAAACCTGCAGCGACAGCAAAATCAAAGCTGCTACAGGGTGCCGAGCCAGAACCGGTTGATCCGGAAGCGATTAGCCAGCTGCTGGACCATAACACCACGATGACCACCGCTGCGCTGGCCAAGGCCGTTGGCCGCAACGCTCGCGGCATGACGATGGTGCTGGTTTCGTTGGCGCGTCAGGGAGTGGTGGTGAAGAACGGGCAGGGCAAAGGCGTGACATGGTCGCTACCGACGGCGCAAGTGGAAAGCAATGAAGCACCGGTATTGCCGGTCGAGCCAGTGGTAATCACAGCACCCGAAGTAGCCGATCCAGTCCAACCATCAGACATCGCACAGATTGTCAGCGAGATCCCCTCGTTCACCGAAGGGCGAGCTACCCTCCAGACCGTTCCGACTGTCCGGGTTATCTCACGTGAAATCCGCCGGACTAAAAGCAAGTTGGCGAATCTGGAGATATTGCGTGACGCGGTGCGCGTAGTTGGGCGCCACAAACATCTCGTGCAACAGCTGGTAAATGCGGAGGGCGACCATGCCAAGACCAAAAACGCATAATGAGCGCATGCTGCTCATCGCCTGGATTATTGAGATGGTGAAAAAGCATGGTCACGCAACGACAAAAGATATCGCTGCGATGTTCGGCCTGCATCGCTCTACCGCCGAAAAATACATCCGGGTCGCAGTAGAACGCGGCAACCTCATCCGCCACGGTCGCTGCGGTATCTTCCGCGACCAGCGCGCAGTTATTGACTTCGATATGGAGCGTTATACGCACCGGGGAGCCTCTCAATGAGCAACATCGACAAACGTCCTTACCGCGCTGATGGCGGTGATATCAGCACTGGTCGCCTCAGAGAGATTGCTGACAATCCTTACGGCGACGAAGAGAAATGCTGGCTGGCTAAGCGCGTTCTGGCGCTGCTGGGTGAATTGGAAGCCAAAGACCAGCGGAATGCTGAAATGGAGGCGCGGGAGGTAAAGCTGCCCCAGCGCTTTGATGTTAAGACCCACTCTTGCTCAGAGGAACCTGACGGTGAATGGTATGCACGGGATGATGTGTTGGCCGCGCTTGCAACTGCTGGTGTCCGTGCCAGTGAGGAGGGGGAACATGTCTGAGCAAACAATCCTCGATATGTGCTGCGGTTCCCGCATGTTCTGGTTCAACAAACGTGACACTCGCGCTTTGTTCACAGATATACGTGTTGAAGAACATGAGCTTTGCGATGGCCGTCGATTGGTTATAAGCCCTGACCTGATCGCGGACTTTCGCTCTCTCCCGTTCGCTGATGAATCTTTCTCGGTTGTTGTGTTTGATCCGCCGCATCTTGAATGTGTTGGCCAGGCGGCATGAATGGGGAAGAAATACGGACGGCTGAATAAAAAAACATGGCGTGCGGATATTCGTGCCGGGTTCAAAGAGGCTTTTCGTGTGTTGCGACCACACGGTGTGCTCATTTTCAAATGGAACGAAACGCAGATCCCGGTGAGCCAGATTCTGGCTCTGACGGATGAGAAACCAGCTATTGGCCAGCGCACCGGGAAGAACGACAAAACCCACTGGATATCTTTTGTTAAAGGCGGTGCTGCATGACAATCAACTTAGTAAGCCCAGCTAATCACCCGGCAAACGGACCGCTGACCGTTGAACGCATTACCCGCCTCATCGCAGAGTTGCACAGATCCCTCGAGTACCAGAACGGCAGCACTCAGGACTACATAACCGCTGATGCGATTAAAGGGCTGGAAGAACTGCTGGAAATCCGTAAATCGGAAGGCGGCTGGATTCCGATAAGCGAGCGGATGCCGGACCCACAAAATGAATTTCGTGTATGTGTATTCACACCGACACCACGCGAAGACCTTCGCTACAGATTTGTTTCTGCATCGCTATTCAAATCAGTATGTCGTGATGCTACTCACTGGCACTACATGATGCCGCCTAAGGCACTTTAGAGATTGAAATAATGTTGTCGTGACAGCATGGTTTCGATGTCCAAAGAAAAAAGGAGTAGCAGATGAAATCACAAGCCCCAGTTCAGCTAGATGCCAGCATTGACGGCGAAAATTGTGTTATCACGATCGCCAAAACTGGTAAGTCAACATGGAAAGCATGGGGGAATTGCAGTGGCCGTCGAGTAGATGCCACGGGATCCAGTGAAAGTAGCGCTTATTCGCATTGGAAAGATAATGCGAGAGCTATGAACGGGTAGGTTCTCACGTTTAACTGTATAATCCCCTCCATAACCTGAGGGGATTTTCTTATGTCAGCGATTTTCAGCGAATGTGGTATGTATCGATACCGTCTTGATCGGCAAATTGGAGACGCGCTTAAGACGGTAGCGTTCATTGGAATAAATCCGTCGATAGCAAATGAAGTAGATAACGACAAAACCGTAAACAGAATGCTGTCCTTTGCGAAGGGCAATGGTGCTGGCAAGGTTATAGTTGCTAATGTGTTTTCTCTTATTTCAACTGATATCAATGGGTTAAGAGCAGATATTCCACTAAGGGGAGATGAGCACGATTTCCACTTCCGGAAGATTATTGGCGAGGCCGACATTTTAGTTCCATGCTGGGGGAGCAGAGAGAAATTAAGAGCGAGTAGTGGAAAGCTCCTGGATGATTGCATGAACTTACTCCTATCTACTGGGAAGCCAGTCCTTTGCCTTGGAAAAACAAAATCGGGGAAGGACCCTTTGCATCCGCAAAGACTCCCATCAGGTACCAAGCTAAAGGAGTGGGCATTGGATGAGTGATTTCAACATCGCATCAAAATCGAAGGAAGAGCAGGACAAGGTTAACGTTGACCTGGCTGCATCTGGTGTCGCTTACCAGGAGTGGCTTGGCCGATTTTTTCAAGTCGATGAGATCACAAGTATGCAGCCTGTTCATTTACAGTGTTTTTTCAAGGAAAGGTTAAGCTTCTACCGGTCGCAACTCCCGCAAAAGAACATTTGGCAAAGTGGAATTCCCCCGAAGGTAACTCCGGTTCTGGCATGCATTAATAGGGTTGGAGAAGTAGCCCTGTATAAGACCGAAGGGTGGTTTTATCTAGGGGATAGCAAGTATAGGAAAGCAGAAGTCGATCCTCAATACTGGATGGAGATACCACCGTTTCCCACTCGCTAGCAGAATGACCTGATGATCAGCGGGGAGCTGATTATTTTTTAGGCTCTCTTTCTTCGTAAGGGAACTTTAAAATATCCATCTCACGATTGATGTTTACTTTGTGAACTAATTCCCACAACTCATTACTTTTCTCTTCAGAACGGTTGTTAAAATCCCTGGCTGACTGAATTTCATCTAAGATCTCTTCCTTCATGTCAGGATGCTTTACCATAAGTTCATTTAGCGTATTTTGATAAATAAAGGAGTGCCTTATCAGAAAGTAAAAGGCCTTACGCATTTCTTCTATTTGCGCTTCGCATGCCTTAATTTTTCCTTTATATTGACTTTCCATAGCATTTTTTTGCGTCCTCAGCTTGGAGAGAGCGGCATCCGCATCCAAACGCTGAGTCTGTAAATCAAGTTCGTGAGCAAGCCTTTCTTTATGGGCAGTCTCTTCAGCTCTATAAGCCTCTCGATCCCTTTGGGCGGCATCGAAATCATGGTTAAAGAATGGATTATTACCTTTTCCCCAGAACCCCATAAAGTTATCCTCAAGTTAATTTGCTGAAACCGCCTATTTTTTCAAGTTCATCTTCCCAGAATGAGAATTATTTGGCAATACATCACCGCAGCTGTTTGCTGAGGCATAGGTGAGAACTAATCTGTCGGAATTTACGTTCGAAACAAATTTCTGTATGACTTTTATTCCCCCTAACTATGGGGGAGGGACTGAGTACAGCATCGCCATTAGATTGTTGAAATACCAGTATTTTCGTGAAAAATCAGACCAGCGTTAGGTGAATGATGCTTACTAAGATAGCGTTGGTATTGTTGTCGCGATGCCGTGAAAAAATTATATTACAGACTGAAAATCAGAATGTTACAGGGCAAGTTAAAAAGAGCATACATGGTGACTATTATGATTAGAAAGCTAACGGTAGTATTTTTGACCAGCGCCATTCTTTCGGGATGTGGGGGCGCTGCGAACAGTTTTATGGCTGGATACACAGAGTCTGTATTAGGAAAACGTCCAACGAAAGCTGAATTAGATGCAGAGCTTAAAAGTACGATAGGTTGGAGCGATTTGCAGTTAGTTCAGGAAGTAGGCCCACCAGATAAAACATATGATGTTGATGGCCACAGATTTCTTGCTTACCAAAGCAATTACAATGTAAATCGGCCTGGCAAAGATCCTAGTTATACCACTGTTGTGCATGGTAATACGGCCTACACAACAGGTACCGGGGGTGTTACAAGTGGTACAGTAACTTACTCTTGCACGATTACTTTTGAGTCTGTAAATAGCAAAATAATTAATGCCAGTTACACTGGCAATGGTTGCACGTACTAGGTGATCTGAGCCCCGTTGGACAAGGCAATATGATTCTTATGAATTACTGCAGTTGAATTCAGTTTGCAAAACTGATGGGGGCGGAGCTCATCACGGATGAGGGCGAAGCTCTGGAAGGTGATGTGCTTGATGATGTTACGGTGTCCGGTGTGATGACATACGAGATCAACGTAATACGACGCGCTGAAGTTGACGAACTATCCATAATTTGAACCCGCCCCGGCGGGTTTTCTTTTTTGCCGTGCCGCCGCCGTTCGCTGAAGCGCTGGTGCGTGCTAATTTGCCGGAGCTATGTCAGTCAAAAAAAATTGCAGCCTGACCTATAATCCCCTCAATACTGAGGGGATTATATGAGTAATCAGGTTATTTTTTTGATTCCCTTTTTGGGAAAGGAAAATTCAAATACTCCATGTCATAGTTAATTTCTACCTCATTGACCCATTTCCACCACTTATTTCTATACTCAACAGCGCTACAGTGCTCTCTTGCTTCCTGAAGGTTATCTAATAATTCTTCACTCAGTTCAGGATGCTTTTCGATGAAATCGTTAATGTTTTTTTCAAAGATACAAGAACGTATAGCCATGCAGTAAAATGCCTTTAGCATTTCTGCCATTTGCGCATCATGTGCCTTAATTTTTTGTTTATATTGAGCTTCCATTGCATTTTTTTGAATCCTCAGTCTCGAAAGATCGGCATCGGCGTCCAAACGCTGATTTTGTAAATCAAGCTCGTGAGCGAGTTTTTCTTTATGAGCAGTCTCGCTTGCCCTGTGCGCTTCTCTATCCCTTTGCGCGGCATCGAAATCGTGGTTAAAAAATGGATTATTACCTTTTCCCCAGAAACTCATAAACATATCCTCACGTTAATTTGCATGAACCCACCGCAACCCTCAGGCTCATCTTCCCAAAATCAGGAGTATATGGCAACGGTACCGCCGCCGTTCGCTTAAGCGCTGGTAAGGATGAATTTGCCGGAGATGTGTCAGCAGCAGGAGCAGGCCGCATAAAAGCGATATGGGAATCCCCATATCGACAGCCAGGGCCTCTTCGGAGGCCTTTTTATCGTCCAATGACAGGCAGAAAAGCCACCTCTGAAACACCTGATCGATAGAGTAAAATCGATCTATGAAAACGATTAATTAACAAACACAGGCGAGCAACATAATTTCAACCTGACACACTGTGTCACCGCCCGAATATACCCTTACTCCCCAGGAGGCACCCCGTCCGAGCCTGGCGAAAGTATCCTAATCAGATATTTACCCAGCTCAAATATGTATACATTTCTTGTTAAAAATAACGATCATTTTTTGCACATAAGTAGCAATATTATTGATTTAAATCAATCAGATAAATGACATTGCTTAAAGATGCCTTTCAGGTGCATACTTTATCAAAGTCAGTAAATACTGTTTATCCGTACAGGTATTTGATGTATGGTTTATTTACTGAATCAGAAAGTTTCGTTTTTCTTCCGGCTAACCTATTTGGAAATTTGAGCCATTTGATAAGTTGGCTTCATAGAGGGGATTCGTCCCTGCCGGTTAGATAGATTTTGTTGATAGCAGAGAAGGGGGTTGTGTGAAAGAAAGTCAGGAGCCAGGTGACTGGTACGATATTATCAGGCGCTCTGATGGCATGCTTATGTGCTCTATGCCACTCGAGCGCAGATACCTCGTGTACTCGAAGAATGGGCTGGTGTCATGTAGGCCGTTACTCGAAGATGAGGGGCTTTTTAATTTGTCATCTGGAACCCGTTTTCTTCGCCATCTTGGCTACCGCATATCGCAACCCTCTGATATGATAATTTCAACGGACTGAACACCCGTTAACCTGATGCGCCACGGAGAATCCCATGGCGCACGAACTACAACTAATCAAGCAATCCTCAGGCATCCTGATCCCCGCAACGCCGGAGACCAGCGAATTACTACAATCAAAAATTAAACTCGGCGCCGTGCTGGTGGCTGAGTTCAGGCAGGTGCGCAACCCTGCGTTCCATCGCCGCTTCTTCGCGCTGCTGAATCTCGGTTTCGAATACTGGGAGCCAACCGGCGGCGCCATATCATCCAACGAACGCAAACTTGTCACCGGTTACGCTAAATTCCTCGCTGTGTTTGGCGGGAGTGAAACCGCGCTGATGGATGCTGCTGAGCAATACCTGGAACAGGTTGCAAGTCGCCGTGTAACGAATGGGATTAGCCTCTGTAAATCCTTCGACGCATACCGTTCCTGGGTAACAGTTCAGGCTGGCCACTACGACGCAATCAAACTTCCTGACGGCACACTTCAGAAGCACCCTCGCAGTATTTCATTCGCTAATATGGACGAACTCGAGTTCCAGCAGCTGTACAAAGCCGCGCTTGATGTCCTCTGGCGCTGGATACTGTCTCGGGTTTTCAAAGACCAGCGAGAGGCTGAGAACGCCGCTTCGCAGCTGATGAGCTTTGCGGGGTGATGGCTATGAAAGAATCCTGGTTCCACCACTCGGATTGCACCACACAACAGGCTGATGAACTCCTGGCGCAATATAGGCGTCGCGGCGTGCTGGCCAAACGTAGTCTTAACCCCGATTACATCACTTGGATCGTTAGTGCCCGGCTGCCGGAAAGTAACCATCCGCCGCGCGCTGATCGCCGCTGGCGTAACCGGATGTGGGGGTAACGGTGAAAACATTTCAAATCACGTTACCCTGGCCGCCGAGCAACAACCGCTATTACCGGCACAACCGAGGGCGCACTCATATCAGCGCTGACGGCGTCGCCTATCGGAATTCCGTGGCCATGATTATTCGCAAAAGTCAGCTAAATATCCGCACGGCCGCGCCGCTCAAACTACGCATTGAATGCCACATGCCCGATCGCCGGCGCCGCGATCTGGATAACCTGCAGAAGGCGGCATTTGATGCTCTCACCAAGGCTGGATTCTGGCTCGATGATTGCCAGGTGGTCGATTATCGCGTTGTGAAAATGCCGATCGTCAAAGGTGGAAAGCTCGAGCTAACTATTACAGAACTGGAGGCCCTATGAGTCCAGAGCTGGTCGAAATATTCCGCATACGCTGGCAACGTCTCCGCGTTTACCGGCGCCCCGGCTCGGTGCTGGTGGACTATCGCATCCTTCGTAACTTTATTCGCATTTACCACATGGCAGGAGCAGCTGCATGAATCTTGAAAATACAGTGAAATACCACTTCGCAAAATCCACATTGATCAGTGACTCTCCGCGCGCAACTGCCTCAGATTCTTTGACCTGCACCGATATCATGGCAGCGATGGGTATGACCCAGGAACGGGCCGCATTGGGCTACAGTGCTTTCCTGGGGAAGATGGGCATTAGCAATAACGACCGGGAGAGGGCGATCGATCTCCTGGCTCAGTATGCGCTGACAAAGTGCGATAAGGTTGCTGCGTTACGCAAGCTGGATGCCAGAGTTAAACCGCTAGTTATGCATCAGCTTGCTACCTTCGCTTTCAAGGATTACTCGCGGAGCGCCGCCAGCGTAAAGCAGTGTGACTGCTGCTCAGGCAAGGGTTTTATCGAGGCCGATGTGTTCACGATGAAATCGCACTACACCATGAAGCTCCCGCAGTTCGCAAAAGACCTGAAGCAATCTCCGGGGGATTTTGAAGTGAAGCGACAGGTGAAAGAGGTGGCTCGTGTTCTCTGCTCAATCTGCAACGGGAAAAAGGTGGTTAGCTGTGCCTGTGGCGATTGCCGTGGCCGCGGTAAAGCGGTTAACAAAGAGCTCACCTATAAGCAGGGCGTACCGGTTCTGGCCGATTGCAAACGTTGTAGTGGGCGCGGATATGAGCGAATCCCTTCGACTGAGGCGTATGCAGCTGTTTGCCGGATGACTGCTGCCATCACGCTAGATACCTGGAAAAAGTCGGTTAAGCCATTCTACGATCAACTGATCGCCAAATTTGATATCGAAGAAGCGTGGGCTGAGGCACAACTCAAACAGATAACAAAGTAGGGCGTCAGTAAATAGCTCTCTATTTTATCGTGAGCTATTTACTTTTCCCGAAACTGTGTTAATTTGGCTTTAACGATGGATAAGTGCATTCGTTATAAGCCCTGCGGTTAACACCGTGGGGCTTTGTCGTTTCTGGATAGTGCGCAAATATAAAGCGATACGGAAAGGGAATTAAACATACTTGTGATTTTTTGCACCACCAAATGCTGCAACTACATTTACACTTATGTTTTAAGTTATTGGAGGTATATGTGAAAGAGGGTTATTACTGGATTAATCATCTAGGGAATGTGCAGGTAGCTTATCTCACAAACGATCCCGTAGAGGATATGGAGACAGGAAAAATCGTTGTTGGTGTCTGGCATCTAACCCAAAGTAAGGATATCTGCCATAACGGAGAAGCTGAGGTTCTTGAAGGGCCATTGCAACCACCACAGTAAACGGAATCAAACATTCAATCCCTGGCATTCGCTGGGGATTTTCTTTTTCAGGCCCTGTGAAATTCACTCGATGAGTATGGTTGTCAATACAACCCTTGCGCCTGATTCCTTTCGTACTGCACCCGCAATTCTGCGAGGTGAGAGACCATGAAAATGAATGATTCAGGGAACATATTCACGCAGTTCTTTGCGTGGGTCGCAGCTCTGGCGTCTGCTATTGGATTCACGACACAGGATCTGGTCTTCATGTTCTTTGGTGCTGCCGGTCTGCTCATCTCGCTCGCGTCTTATATCAACGGACGAGTAGATGCACACCGGAAACGCCGGGAAGATGAGAAGCGCACAGAGATGGTCAATGACTACCTGAAAGGGGTTAACGACAAACCACTCCATGAACGACCTGCAGCTGCAAGAGTAGTTGTAGAAGCATTACAAAAGGAAGGCGAATGATGGGAAACAGAGCAAAGCTGAGCGCTGCCGTTCTGGGACTAATTTTCGCCAGCGCTCCGGCGTCTGTCATCCTCGATCAGTTCTTGAGTGAGAAAGAGGGTAACAGCACGACGGCCTATCAAGACGGTTCCGGAATCTGGACGATTTGTCGTGGCGCCACGCTGGTGGATGGCAAGCCGGTATTAAAGGGCATGAAACTGACACAAGCGAAATGCGATCAGGTTAATGCTATAGAGCGTGATAAGGCACTGGCCTGGATAGACCTCAATATCAATGTGTCGCTGACTGAGGCCCAGAAAGCGGGTATCGCTTCATTCTGTCCTTACAACATTGGCCCCGGCAAATGTTTCCCCTCTACGTTCTATAAGCGAATTAACGCTGGCGATCGAAAGGGGGCTTGTGAGGCAATTCGCTGGTGGATTAAGGATGGCGGGCGGGATTGTCGGTTAACCAAAGGACAAAATAACGGCTGTTATGGCCAGGTTGAACGGCGTGATCAGGAAAGCGCGCTGGCGTGCTGGGGGATAGAGGAATGAAAATTATTCCCGGTTTGGTCGCCGTTTTAATGATTGCTGGCCTCTCAATCGCTCTCGTGAAGAGCTGTGCCGATGTCAAAATCGTCCAGAGTGATAACAACGTTCTTCGTAGTGATAACACGCTACAGGGGCATGTGATTGCAGCTCAGGCATTTAACTTCAGTCGATTCAATCAGGTTTCAGAGCACGCCAATAGGCTGAACTCCCTGATTGATATCGGCACTGAAGAAACCGTTATCGAATACAGAGAGATTCTCCACCGTGAAAAAACCTGTGATCTGCCTGTTCCTGCTGACATTGCTGGTGGGTTGCTCGAATACGCGCACCGTTTACGTGCCAACGCAATGTACGCCGATACCGCCAAGTCTGACGCAACCAATGATCGTGCCGCTTCCACCGGTACAATGACGTACTGCCAGGCAGTCTTATGGATTAAGCCATTGTTAGCTGTCATTGAGAAGGGGAACAATAATTTTGCTGGAATTCGTAAGATAGAGCTGGAACGGGATTGAAGGGTATCGCCCATCAATTATATTCATTATGATTGAATGAAGAGCCATCGACGATGCGCGAAACTATCAGAACATAACTTGTCGTAGGAGTAAAAAGTTGGAGCCGTTTCTTCTCAATACGGCATTCACAGCATTTTTTGTCGGCTTGGCCCCAATCATTTGCTTAGTGATGCTTGGACAGTCTTTGTTTCTATACAGATGGGGTTATAAAAAACTAGCAGTGTTTTTTTTAGTCATCGTGCTTTTGGTCGCGATACCCGCATTATGGCTTACGTATCAGTTAGCCAGATAGAAGCATGATGGCATTCCAGAGGACATTAGAGAGAATTATTTCTGATCCAGCCTCGAAGTGAAGAATTTGTAACAGGGTATAGAGGCGTCATCAACATTCAGTCTTTTGGACTAAGTTCCTCCGTTAGGGTGAGGTGATTAAATGCTAGGATGGTACAGTTTTTGAATAAAAATTAATCAATCGTGGTATGGTAAGCCTCACTACTAAAGAGGTTAAGAGTATGTCATTCTTTGATTACGCACTAAAACGTATTGATTCTGCGACTAAAACAACTGTCGCTTGTCCGATATGTGGTCATAACTCGATTCATTCAACGACAAAGGTAAGGCAGGAACTGGCCCTACTCTGCCCGAATTGCAAATCACTTTTCGTTATTCACAGGTAATTCGTCCTTTAGCCAGTTTTTTTGCAAAGGTAATGGCGTTAGCTGAAAGAACGATGCGCTTATATTCCTTAAATATCAATTCATTGTGTCATTTCCCTTCTGTTCTGGTCAGATGCAAATCACAGTTCGTCTACAATGTTAAGTAAGTGCTCGTGATTATGGAGTTCGTATTATGACTGTTTATCTTCGTAGTTCTATTACTGGGAAAGTCCTTACACAGAAAGAATGGCAACATTCATTAAATGAGTGGGAAGATGAAGGTGGGGCATCTGCTCAGGTCGATGAATTTATTGAGGTCGTAAAGGATCAGGAAGGCAACTGGATTGAGAAAAATCCACATAATACTTCAAGCGCCTAATCAATTGACCTCAGAATCTGCGTTGAAACCACACCTCATCCCAATAGCTATTTATTGACTACGCGGGACCATTCTCGCTCGGTAACAATGTAGAACCATTCGTAGATAACAATTACGAAAAAGTAACTACAGATAAAGTATGGCTTACCGCTACACTCATTGTTACCTATTTCCTGCGGAGCATCATAATGCTTGAGGGAAGGTTGGAGACTATGCACTGTGGAACGCCCTGCTTCGCGGTTTATGGTAAGGAAGAGTACATAAAGAGCCTCATTGATTACATCAGGAGCAGTAAGACATTTTCAGCCGAAATCAGGATTATTGGTGGGTTGGATGTGTTAGGGCGAATGAAAATCATAATTACTGGTAAGGGAATTGATGAAGTATCTCTGGTTGATTTTCAATCAATCCTGTTGAATAGTTACAACAGCGATTAA